ATTTTCCTAAATATGCAACTTTATGTTGCGTATTTCCCTAATATGCAACTTTATGTTGCGTATTTCCCTAATATGCAACTTTATGTTGCGTATTTCCCTAATATGCAACTTTATGTTGCGTATTTCATCCCACCCATTCCTCCTTCGATTACTAAGAAATTCAAACTTTCTACATAGACAATAAAATCATAAGTGTAATTTGTATTAGCTGCCAGAGGCCAAGGATCAAGATCAATTTGAAAATTCTTAACACGACTTGTATTTAGAGTTCCACTCGGTTTCATCCATTTAGATGTATTCAAAGCAAAACTATAGATAGTTAATCCTTTCGGAAATAAGCCCGTGGCATATTTCCAAGAAGATAGCTCGTGAAAATACTGTATCGGTTTTACTTCTTGAATTTCATTTCCATCACATAAAATACGAAGTTGGCGAATAATATCTTGCTGTGATCCTGCAATTAAATATCCAGAAATACCTACAGCTCGTATTCCTGCATCATACACTGCATTTGCTGGACTAAAAAAAGGTGCTATTGTACTAGTATACCAATTTGTCAGATTTACATAGTTATTCATATAAGGAAGCATATCACTTCGCCTCGGTATAATTAATAAACGCGGTACAGGATTATGTGTATACAAATTTAAATTCTGCCGATTATTAATATTTGGAAATGTGTAGTTTGTTACTTGACGTACTGGATATGTAAGAGATTGTGTAGTAAATGTATTTCTTTCTGGATCTGTAAGATATACGTAGGTTGCTTGTAAATATGCATTCAGTGGCCAAGTACTAAGGGCAGGTGGTGTATAGCCAAAATCAACTAAATAATTATTCAAATAGTTTTCAGGCGTATTATTTGGTATATAACTTAAATTACCAGTCTGTATCTGTGTTGTTGATGCAAATACGCGATTACCAGGACGGACACGGTAACCTGATGGATCTAAAATTGTAAATAAATCTTGTACTGATCGTAACGTTAACTGTACATAACATTCGTGGTACTGTAGGGCAACAAGTGGTATTGCTAAACTGGTGTGCTGGGTAAACCAAAAAGATAGCGGTACTGTAATTTGACGGCTTGGGATAGAAGGCGCGTTTGTTTGTACTGTTACGCTTGTATTTCTAGCCACATTTGGATATAAACTTGATGATCCTGTTGATCGAACGCTTGTGCCACCAAGAGCGCCGGAGTAGGATCCATTTGCTGGATCATTAATTTCATCAACATCTCCAACTAGTTGTCGCCATTTGGCATATTCTGTCTCATCTTGATCAGTTTGAGCAATAGCAATTAAATAATCACTATCAAATTCCTGAACTATTGTACCTCCTATCAAAAATGTCGCATTTTGGATAATATGTGCTCCGATATAACGATTCCATTGAAACTCATACTGTGCAATTCGAGTTGCAGCATTTGTAGTTATAAATTGACTGTAAATATCCGGGAGAGTAAATGTTAAATATAAATCTGAAAGTAAATCGGCAACTCGTTGAATCTTTGCTTGAACCTTAATCGGAGCATCAAATTGTAATTCTCCAGGTCCATCCAGTTGAATAGTTACAGATTCGAATGAAAAATGACTGTATTTCTTCAATACTAGGTAAAAATAAGTGAAATCAGGATTACCACTCAAAAGAACATTCTGTGAACCATAGGCTACAAGAACATAAAGACCTCCTCCTGTCATGACAACTCTTCTTGCTGGTGTGAAACAAGATGAGTTCTCATTTTAAGCGCTTCAAAGGAAAATCTAATTGATTTTTCGGAATCTAGGCAGTGGTCCACCACTGATCTGTCAAGTAAGGAGTAATGCTCATAGTCACACCCTCCATTACAGGTGAAGGACCCATACTTATTAGATTCTGAATCTCGGTGTATGTAAGAGCATATGCAAAATAGAATACACGACTGGCTAGACCCTTCGCAGCACCATTAAAATTTAGTGAGCTAGACTTTATAGAAGGAGTTGTGGTAGAAGATAATGAGATCTTCCTTTGACTAAAGAGATAGATATCACCATAATTCTGGTAAGGCGGTGTATTACCAGAAAGTGCCATCTTAGTCTTCAAGTTTCCATTGATATATACATAGAGCTGATTGCCTTTGCAAGAAACAACTATGTGGACCCACTTCTCAATAGGAATATTGTCAATATCAGCATAATTATTCCACGTCTGATAACAATTCATATAGACACGGAGTGTATTTGAATTACCTTTCATGAAAAGACCGGGGCCCATTAGAGGATATGATTTAGAATATCCCTTGTGTAAAATATGATATAATTGATCATCTCCATTTGAAAATGTATCACTTGTGATATAGCAGAATAGTGAATAACTAAATTCTACACCGGAGCGCTGATTATCAGAGATATATACTGTTTTTGCAAGAGGGCTCTTTGGATCCTGAATTGCCGTATGACTTAATGAACCGGAAGCATATGTATTAGGAAAGATCTCAACGCGATCACGGAACATAGCCAAATAGGACTGGTAGATATACTCGGCAAAAAGCATCGTAAAGTAGACAGCAGCGACTAATGCAACTCCTGTTAGAACTTGCGATAAGGGATCTGATCCACCGAAGGATACGCTGCTAGGAAAACTATTACTTCTTATAGCACCTGTATTTACGGCTGCCATATTCTCTAACTATCATTAGGATTGTAAAAAAGACATTTTATAAGGTCTTTTTTAGAATTTATAGTAAAGTGTTGTTTTGTAGAATTAAACATCAGGTAAGCTGCCAGCAATGACATCTTCACCGTTGCGCTTGAGCGAGAAGGAATATTGACCGGGATCAAAATATGATTTGATGATTGATGTGATTGATGTATCCTGCGGTCCATTAGAATACAGGGCCCAGACACGGTCGGGAGTGTAAGCATAGTTCGCAGCATTGATCTGACCGATAAGTCCACCAAATCCATTTGGACCACCCACCTTCATTCTATAACTTGTACCGGTGCCACCCACCTTATACATTCCATTAAGAACACTGCTACGATTTAGCTTGCCATCCATATAGACATCAAGACGACGGCCACTGAGAACAACACAAATACAAACCCACTTCTGTAAATCTACTGCCTTGATATCACCCTGCGCAAAATTCGCCTCATTATCGTTATAGGGACTTGTAACATTAGTAATTGAAAGCTGCTGGGTCGAATCAAGCGTGTTTGCTGCGCCTTCGGCATCTGTGCTTACACGGATACCCATTTTATTTGTGCGCGCACCCATATACATCTGGAGAGTGCTAAATGTACCATCGCCTCCATCAAGTATTAAGAAAGTCTTATTCATATTTTCATTCGTTTTCCAGTTAGCAATATAGATCCATACACACACTGAGTATTCTCCACCACCGTAAATGGCTGGTATATTTTTAGCACTAAATATTGTTGCTTCAGTCCCTTTGGCCGGTAAACCACCTGTTGAGTTTGCAAAGACTACCATATCTGCCTTTTCAGCATCACCATTCATATATTTGTACAAGTAATACAGAACAACACACAAAATTACAATGCCAGCTAGCATAAAAATAACTCTACCAGGTCCTGTCGTTATGGCTCCAAGGGCTGAGTTCATCCGATTCTATTCTGTTACCAGAATTATGCGTAGGGCGTTGTCCACATTTCGTAAGGATATGGTTTCATAGGTTGTGTACAAAGTCCACCCGGACACCCAATAATATCAGGTAAACTCGTAAAGAACCCTCCAAGTGTAAAAATAGATAGATCAGATGCATTTAAATTATACGGTTTACCATCAGCATCAGATTGTTGTTTAATTAATGAATTAATATCTGACGTTGATAAAGGTACAGAATACAGTATCATATTTGCAATAGTTCCACCTAGGCGACCACTCGAATCTCCTAGAATGAGTGGTTGCGTGGTATCGGAATCAGGCATTCCGTGTATACAGGTGTACGCTGCCGTTAGTTTCCCATTTAAATAAATCTTAAACCGAGCACCCTGTTTAACAATAGCAACAGCTGTCCAACGTTGAAGATCAATATTATATAGTTCAATCACTTCAGGAGCGGTAACTCCTTTTATATTAATTTTTAGTTCAGCCGGTACATATTCATCACCGCGACCAGCATCAGATGATGTTAAGATATTGAGTTTACACTTTGATCCAATATCGATTGCCGTAGCATATTCATTTCCAGAAATGCTAGTCCGATCATTGATTGTTGGATTTATAAAGAATAAAACTGTAGATCCAGCTGGATCTGTCCAAAAGTTTTTAACTTGTTCGCCTGTTGCCACTTGGCTAGATGAAGATAAAGATATCGTATTTTTGACAACAACAAGACTATTATCAGCCTCTTTTGTCAAGCCGAATGTGTATTTAACTATCAAATAAATTATAATAAGAACTACACCTAGTCCTAACACGAGATAGACTGTGTTCATCTACCCTTATCTACTGATTTTACGATGAAAAGGAAGCAGTCGGTATTAAATCATTCATTCGTGAAAGCATTTCTGATGGTTCGGGTACATATCCAAACGCACGGAAATTCAATACTTTAATTCCAGTTGAAAGTGTTGTTGTAGTTTGTCCAACTGTAAGTTTAATGGAGGATGGCGGATAAATTGTATCGCCTGTTGCTATAGCAGCACTTGTTCCTGAAAGTTTACGTGTTTTATAGAGTTTTCCATTAAGATATACATCCATATACGTCGGCGTCTTTACAACGCCAATTCTAAAGGATGTACGAATGGGTACATTTTCAATTTCAGCAGATTCTAGCCCACTTGAAGATCTGACTGTGACTTTTACTGTATTAATCGTATTATTAAGACTAATTTCTATTTTGGTATTTGCGTCTGATTGAGCGAATGCGCCTGTTCGTAGTACTAAAAAGGTGCGATCAGTTCCAGGAGGTAATGATGATAAATCTTTAGGAAATTCATCATTAATCAAGACATCCGCTGTAAACGCATAGGATTCTTGGCCTTGAAGAATTGATACGTAAGGCGTTGTAACACTTGGTGTTGAGCCAGCTGGTGGTGTCCCCACTAGGATTGGTGCTACGCTGCTGGTATTTGTCCAAAAGACCTGTGTCTTATCAATGCCGGGTAAAGAAGCAGGAAGTCTCTTAAAAATAGGTGTTACCCACTGATCAATGGCTAATACAAGTAGACCAATGGCCAAAAGAGTTGCAATGAGATACAGTAGATATTTCATTACAGTTCCACCAATTGATCCTATTGGTAACCGGGACGTCGCTTCAGTTGCAGCTCTTGCTGCGGCAGCTGCGGCAGGACCAGCAACAGGTTTTCCAATATCCTTTCCAAGTGTTCTGGTATCCTTTAATACTTGAGCAATCTTTTGCGCCCTTGATGCGTCCATCTCTAGCAGCCACTAAGAATGAATTATTCCAAGTTTTCAGCCTTTCTATCCTTTTTGCGCGTTGTTGTTTTGGGTGTCAGTGTTCCCTTCTTTGGATCATATCCAATCTTCTTATAATACGGTGTAGACTCCTTCGGGTTACAGTCTACAAGTTTTTCACGTAGGTAGCAAACAAACGAAAGACGACTGTATTTTTTATCAACACCTTGTGTCCCTGTCTCCTTATTGTTCAAGTAAACCTCAGGTAGTTTATTGTTATACGCCTTATCCTCAGGTGTCTCACGCATCTCCGTATTACAGTGCCACTCGTGCACATCCATTGCCAAGAAATCACCCGTGCGAATATTAAATCCAATCTTATACCGAGGAAACAATGTAAATCCACCGTGATACTTACCACGTTCAATGGCCGTTAGATTTCCAAATCCTGCTCTTAAATCACCATCGTCCATATGGAGCGCAGTACGGAAATTGCGATTCATCGTAACTGAAGAAAATGCAGTATCAGCAATACGAAACTCAGGTCTCTCATTTGCCTGTTTGAGTTGAACCTTGTGTCTATCGGGTACTAATTTCTTGAATAAGCCATCAATTGCCTGAATATAAGGAATGCCTTGCTTGTATTCTTCAAAATACTTTTGCGTATAGGAAGTTAAGCGACACGGTAACCCCATAAAAGGTGTGCGCTCAAAATATCCGAGAACGCTACTGAATACATTGTTATTTACACGCATCTTGCTGAGTTTGCCATTCTGCTCGTATTGCGCAGACCACTTATTTACACTCCTCGGCTTTCGTTTTGTCCAGTATTTACTCTTAAGATCAATTGGTCCAGCGGCAGCACCACGATTTCTAGATGCCGATGCCGCATTGTAGAAATTACTCCAAGCTTTCTCAATAAGTTCCTTCGGAATGACATTTTTACGAAACCGGGCAATTAGAACTTTGCCTTCAGGTACATCTTCATTCTTTGCCCAAACATCAATATCTTCATCATAAATTGTATCTGCTTCTTTTTCCGAAAAATAGGTTCCTTCACGAGCTTTCATTTGATCATTTGTAAGTTTTGCTTCTAAGACAACCATCTTAACACCATCTACTTTTGCTTCGCGTGCCGGCTTATCGGGTAATTGTAATCCTTGAATCAGGGCTTCGGGGTCGACTCCCATTCTACTAAGCAGTGTCTTTTTGACGCCACAATCCGAAATACAAAGCTCCACCTACAACTGCCGCGACAGCCAGACCTGCACACGCGCCCTTGAAAATTGCCTGCTGATCTGCTTCCATAAAGTCATTTGATGTGATAACAGGTGATCTACCTCTAGCACCGAGTCTTGAATAGTATTGTATTACTTCTGTTTCTGTAAGTTTGCGTTTACCCAACATCTCATTGACTTCATTGTGTAAATCAATGGTCCAGCGAAAGAGATCCGTTCGTGAATCAAGAGAAGGGCCAATTGGCATCTTAGCAAGATGAGATGTATAATGATTTCGACATACTGGGCACGGGATAAGTATTTGTAATGATTCAAAATACTCTTTTGCTGCCTTCTTTTCACTATAGTTCGGTTCTAATGAGTAACCCAAAGCCACGATATGTAGACTATGCCAAAAGAAAGGTCCCCAAACTTCTGGCGGTATCTGCATCGTATCTGTCAAATAAGACAGAATTTGGATAGGTCTTGTTAACGCAGCAGACCTTGCAGCCCACTTATAGCCATTTAGCCTATGACCAAGTAAGAAGGCATTTTAAATGTCATTACAACAATCATCATCTAATGAATTTTCATCAACACCAAATCCTACTTGTTCAAATTGCGGCACATCCGGACACGGGTTTCGTCATTGTACAGAACCAGTTTCATCATATGGTGTTCTAGTATTTCGCTGGATAGGTAAAACTGAAGAATGGTCACCTACAAATGAATTTTGCAGTGATACCCGAAGTCCTACAGGACTTGTTCAGACTCAACCTGAAGTATTAATGATCCAACGAAAAGATAGTCTTGGATTTATGGATATCCTTCGTGGAAAATACAAGATAAATGATCCTGACTATATTCGTAAACAGTTACGAGGTACAACAAAAAAAGAAAGAAATAGTCTTCTTAATGATGACTTTGATACCATTTGGCAAAATTTATGGGGATCTGATGCGGAATCTAGTCAGCGATATGCTCACGATAGACATACATCAAAACAAAAATTACTAGAACTTCGCAAGGGTATTGAAACAAATAAGGGTGAAACCTACACATTAGCCGATCTTCTCCGGCAAGAACCTGTAGTCTATGAAACACCTGAGTGGGGATTTCCAAAGGGTCGTCGCAATCCTTATGAAACAGACCTACAATGCGCATACCGAGAATTAGAAGAAGAAACTAGTATTCACGAAGAAGAATTATGGAAAGTGATGAATATCGCACCTTTTGTTGAGACATTTTTTGGATCAAATGATATACACTATCGTCACACATATTACATTGCACAGTACATTGGTGATCGTACTATATCGTTTGATATACTCAATAATGAAATGACCAAAGAAATCGGATCTCTTGCTTGGAAATCAATGGATGATGCGCTGCTCTTACTGCGCCCTGATAATCTTGAGAAGAGAGGGATTCTAATTCAGCTTGCTACACTGTTTCGTAACTTTGTTCCAATTTTCCGTGAAGATATTATTGGAGTTTCTAGTATTCAAGAGTTAAGTGGTAACATAGTAACAAGTTCTACTCATAGCGTAATTGCACAAAATCAAAATACAAGAAGAGAACAGCAGGACCTCTATGTCTACAGAAGTCAAAGGCAGAGAAGTAGATCAATTTCTGGAAGAATGGAAAGAACAAGACGATTTTTCGGAGAGAGACAAACTCATCGCCGAATTTCGGACTTACGCGGCGGACAAGCAGGCGACAACAGCGAGGAGAATTCAAGGAATTCAGGGGCTAGTGCCAGCGCCAGTGGGAGCGCAAGCACTACAGGATCGCGAGGCCGAGGGCGGTTTGTATCCGGATATCGAAGACAGCCAATTTCTTATGAAACTTCTGGGAAAGAGGGAGATTCGGGAGAGCCTTCAACCAAAACTGACGAATAAAAGCCTTGAAACCGACGCGTGTGCTACAACAGAATTTGAGTATACTCCTACGCAAAGATTTATCTCGCAATTTATGTCGCCTACTACACCTTATAACGGAATGCTTCTGTATCACGGTGTGGGTGTCGGTAAAACGTGCACAGCAGTTTTAACCGCTGAGGCATTTTTAGAACTAAGTCCTAAAAATAAAGTCTATATTTTAGCACCTCCTGCGATTCAAGATGGATTCTATCGTACTCTTTTTGATATTAATCGTGTTAAACTCGGTGTAGAACCCGACGATTTAAATGAACACGAAGGTTGTACTGGCAATCGCTATCTTCAACTTACACAAACGCAATACGAGCGTGAGAAGAAAGATATTGAGTTTCGTGTAACAAAACTCATTAAGAAGCGGTATTCAATTATGGGATATGTCGCTTTTCGTAATATGGTTCGTGATATTCTTGATCAGATTCCCAAAAATCTAGCACCTGAACGTAAATTAATTCAAGAAACACGTCTTCTACAAAAAGCATTGAGTGGCTGTCTGATTATTGTAGATGAGGCGCACAATTTAAGAACAGTAAGTGATACGACAGAAGAAGGTGATGATGCAGATGATGATGCGGACGGCAAAAATGATGCAGCTGCTGGAAAGAAACTGACTCCCTTTTTAAAGCGAGTCTTAGCATTATGCGAAGGTAATAAATTACTTCTTATGACAGCTACACCGATGTATAATAGTTATCTAGAGATTGTTAATTTATTCGAATTCTTACAAATTGTAGATAAAGTTGATGAAAATGATAAAGAGAAGCGATTTTCTCTATCAGATCTTGCATTTACAGCAACAGGTGAGCTTACAGTCGCAGCTGAACAAAAATTAATTAAAATTGCAAATTCCCACGTTTCTTATATGCGAGGTGAAAATCCTAAGGCGTTTCCTGCTCGTCTAGATCCTCCTGAAGCAATGCGTGTAAAGCAGTGGCCTTCCACAGGGCCAAATAGCGTCAAATTGGATAATGAGTTGGAGAAGCAAAATGTAATGCGACTTCCCTTAGTAAAATGCGAATTAAATGGAGATTCACTAGCAGTTTTACAAGCAGAAACAACACGTCTTATTGAGACAAAAGGATTGGGTATTCGCACAATTGATAGTTTGCTTCAAGCTGGAAATTGTATTTTTCCTGGTGAAGGCACTGATGCAAGATACGGAAGTGAAGGGTTTGCGAATTGGTTTGGAGTTCGCGGTATTCCTGGAACCTTTGAAGGAACTCGTCTATCTGTATTACCACAATATATCCCTGCGGCTGCTGATACCGAATATGGCTGGATGAACGCAACTGAAGGGCAGCTCAAACGATTTTCACCAAAATTTTTCAACGTCATTCAAACTGTACAAAAATCTGAAGGTATTTCTTTTGTATATAGTCGATTTGTTGAAAATGGCGCCATCATCTTTTGCCTTCTTCTGGAAGCAAATGGATATACGCCTTGGGGTCGTTCAGCACCTCTTTTTAGTAAGGGAGCAGATCGCTCACAAGGAGGTCGTCAATGCTCGAAGTGCTCAC